CGCCCAAGCCAAAACCAAAACCAAAACCAAAACCAAAACAGAGTTCTGTGCCGATTGTGAGCAGACAACAATGGCATGAACAGGCAACCTACTTGCAAGGGCCGGGGCATACAGGCTCGATGGCAGGGAAGTCTATACGGGATAACGAAGGCCCGAATCTGGATAGGTATTACGATGGTTATGTCGCAGATATGCAACGGAAAAATACGGCGGGTAATTACGCCCATGCCAAAGAGATCAATAGGGCGCATGGACTTGACCCAAATAAAAAAGCCGCCCCCGCTAAAAAACAAACTGGGCCGAAGGTGGGTAGTTGGGAATGGCGTGACCTACACGGGTTGACGCAATAAATACTGAAGAATTCATTGATAAAGCCAAGAGTTACCTACCCACGGCTACCTTAGAAGAAGCCGGAACCTTTTACAAAAATCTTCTTACCAAGCATTACGACCCAACGCTGATTGCTGAACTGGCAAAGATAGATCGTTGGTTTCTTTTGGTCGTTGTCTTGAACAGGAAGGATGCAGTCCATCCGTGGCTCTATGACCGTTGCAGAGAGGTTGAAGCCAGTCCTGATGGAATGCTCGACCTCTGGGCGCGAGGGCATTACAAATCAACAATCATTACTTACGCGGGAACAATTCAGGAGATTCTGAGAAATCCCAATATCACGATAGGAATCTTTTCTCACACCCGTCCTATCGCTAAAGGCTTTCTAAAACAAATCAAGCGCGAGTTTGAGGTTAACGACTTTCTTCGGGATTTGTTTCCTGATGTCTGTTACGCAAACCCTAGACAAGAATCACCACAGTGGGGTGAAGACGCTGGGATTATTGTTAAACGTAAGTCCAATCCGAAAGAGGCCACGGTTGAAGCATGGGGTTTAGTGGATGGGCAACCTATCTCGCGTCACTACGACCTTCGTATTTACGACGACGTGGTAACACGCGACTCGGTCAACACTCCAGACCAGATCGCCAAAACAACAGAATCGCTAGACCTGTCTCAAAACCTTTCCGGCGGCGCGAACAGAGAGTGGTACATCGGAACAAGGTATCACTACGCAGACACCTACCGGGAACTGATAGATCGTGGGACAGAAGCCCGCATCTATCCAGCGACAAAAAGCGGAACCCCGGATGGAACTCCGATCCTGCTCTCTGATGAAGAGTGGGACAAAAAGAAATCATCAATGGGCCAGTACGTTCTGGCCTGCCAGATGCTACAGAACCCTATTGCGGGTTCCGATCAAGTCTTTGATCCAGAGTGGCTTAGACGTATTGAGATCAGACCTCGCGTAATGAATGTTTACATTCTTTGCGACCCGGCTCATTCAAAGAAGAGTTCTTCCGATAGAACAGCAATAGCGATTATCGGAATCGATCACGCATTCAATAAGTACCTGTTAGACGGGCTGTGTCATCGATTGAATCTCGCAGAGCGCTGGCAAGTTCTTAGCAAGTTTCGACAAAAGTGGCTTCGCCAGACTGGTGTGCAGACCGTCAAGGTGGGTTATGAGCGATACGGAAAAGACTCCGATATCGAGCATTTCAAAGAGATGATGAAAATAGAAAACAACTATTTTCCCATCGAAGAATTGGCGTGGCCGAGAGAAGGGCCGGGTTCTAAACGGGATCGAGTCCAAAGATTACAGCCCGACTTTGAGAACTGGCGCTTCTTTCTGGCCCCGTCATCAGACTCTCTAACGTCAAATCAGAAAAAGGCGTTTGAGCAAGGCGATGGATCACTCATTGTTCGCCCTATTAGGCAAAAGGATGAGAACGGGAGGCTGTACGACGTTGTCCAAAGAATGATTGACAACGAATACAACCTCTTCCCGGCAGTCCATGTGGATATGTTGGATGCGATGTCTCGCATCTATGACATTGAAGCATCTCCGCCGCAGTTGTTATACCAAGATGATTTAGAACCGGAGGCCGTCCCAGCGTATTGATATGGATACTGAGCAAACTCCTGAAGAACTGGCGGTAGATTTTTTGTCTAACTTTATCGAAGGCAATCCAGATGAAATTGGGCAACTAATGATCACACACGCGCTTAGTGCGCTTATCTGTCAACTTGTACGGGAAACAGTAATTGTGTTGCACGACGAAAAACACACTATTCACTAATGGCAACCATTAAGAAAAAAGTAAGAACGCGCAAATACAGTTGGAAAGAACTGTGCGACAAGACGGAAGGGCCAGAGCAACCAATCCTCGCCTACGACTTTCCTAGAAGAAAGTTATTTGAGAATCCACGCAGACCATACGGGCCGAAAAAATGAAAGAAAAAATTGTTCAGATTTGCAAAGAAAAACCAAAGGCGGTAGCCATCATCGTACTCGCAGTGATCATCTTGGCTATTTTCGCCGGATAACATGAAGGTTCTTATTGATGCCCACAAGGGCAACATGATGGAAGAGGCTACGATGATCAGTCTCGTAAAAAACGTGGCAGAGACGTTAGAAAAACACTACCCGGGCCACGCATGGGCGGTGGGGCCGTCTAATGACTACTCCATGCTTGCGATATGGAACGAAGCGCTATCCATGAAATATGGAATGTGGATCAGGGTGAACGAAATCGATCCTGAATTTAAAAACATCATGCGCTGGGCAGGAGAGTTATTGGAACGCGCCAAAGTAAGCCGCGGGAGGATGAACGTCAGCGAAATGGCTAACTTGGAACGGGATATAACTGGCGAGGCTAAGTTCGATGGATAAAGATGTCCCGATCAACCTAGAGGAGGAAAAGTCCCCGTGGATCAAGTTAGCAAGAGAGGCATACATCACGTCTACCTCTTATCTGGATGCAAACTTCCGCCGACAGTGGGATAGAAACATATCTTTGTTTCAGTCGAAACATCCGACTGGCTCCAAATATCACTCTTCTCAATACCAGCACAGGTCTCGACTATTCAGACCAAAGACACGGTCATCAATTAGAACTAACGAAGCCGCGGTGACCGCGGCTTTTTTTGCGACTGAAGATGTTGTTTCTGTTTATCCGCAAAATGATTCCGATCCAGAACAGAGAGCATCCGCCACGATCCTGAAGCACTTGCTTCAGTACCGTCTGACAAAAACTGTTCCGTGGTTCCAGACTCTGGTCGCCGCTTATCAAGAGGCATTGGTATTTGGTTCCGTGGTGTCTCACCAGTACTGGGAATACAAAGAAGAAAAGATCAAGACCAAACGCCCGGTTGTTGATCCCAACGGTAATCCCGTAATTGATGAAGATGGTAATGAGGTTGTCGATGAGATTGAAGAAAAAAGGGTTGTAAAAGACTGCCCATATGTCCGCCTCATTGCTTCAGAAAATTTCAGAATCGATCCCGCGGCGGATTGGTTAGACCCAATTGGAACCTCCCCCTACGTTATCGAGATCATTCCAATGTATCTCCAAGATGTTTTGGAAAAGATGGATGCCATTGATCCAAAAACAGGGGAGCCAAAATGGAAGCGCCTGAAACTTGGAGAACTTCTGGAGTCTACGAAACAGCCGGAGTTTGACTCGACGCGACAGACCCGACAGGGAAAGCGGCAAGACCCGCTTGTTGATCGGAAGGAGAGTATTTCCGAGTACCAGACGATCTTTATCCACAAAAATATCGTTAGAAGAAACGGCAAGGACTGGATTTTTTACACGGCTGGAACTCAGCATATGCTCACTGATCCAAAGCCGTTGCAGGAGGTTTATCCGCATTTAAGAGAAGGGGAGCGGCCCTATGTGATGGGTGGAAGCGTCATAGAGGCGCACAGAACTTACCCCACTTCTTTGGTCGAACTGGCGCAAGACCTTCAGACCGCCGCTAACGACATTGCGAACCAGCGTTCTGACAATGTTCAACTGGTACTCAATAAGAGATACCACATTCGGCGCAGTTCAAACATCGACATTCATGCTTTGAAGCGAAGCGTTCCGGGCGGCTCGGTGATGATGGATGACCCCATCAGCGACGTTCAGGTGGTTAACACCCCGGATGTGACGGCGTCGAGTTACGAAGAGCAGGATCGACTTAATGTCGATTTTGACGACATCGCAGGAAACTTCTCTCAGGGAACTGTGCAGACCAACCGCATGATGAATGAGACGGTCGGCGGCATGGAAATGCTCTCGTCTAATGCGAACTCAATGATCGAGTACATGATCAGGACATTTGCTGAGACGTGGATTGAGCCAGTCATTATGCAACTGGTTCGGTTAGAGCAGTACTACGAAACAGATGAGGTAGTTCTGCAAGTCGCAACCAACCGCGCAGAGCAAGAAAACAAGGAAGAACCCGGTTTTTATCAGAGATTTACCGGGCCAGAAATGGATGATCTTTTGCGCCATGAAATGACTGTTGGCGTGAATGTAGGCACAGGCGCTACTGACCCAGTTAAGAAGATCGAAAGGCTTCTTTTGGGGATCAGGACAATGGGGGAAATCAATCCCGACCTGATCAACTTCCTTAACCAAGGTGAAATAACCAAAGAAGTATTTGGCGCTCTTGGTTACAAGGACGGCAAACGATTCGTTGCCGAGGAAGAGCAGACGCGCATTGACATGATCTCTGGTCAGATTGAAGAACTTACCGGAGCCGTACAGCAACTGATGGATCAGGGCGCGGCGAAGCAGATTGATGCCGAGGCCAGAATCCTATCTGCTCAGATCAAAGGTCAGTCCGATGTTCAGGCCGCAAAAGAGAAGGCGATGGGCGACATCATGTCCACCCAGATTGCTACCGACGCCAGAGAAAACGCTGACTACATGAAACAGCAACTTGGAATGATCGAGGCCCGAATCAAGGCAGAAAAGAATGACATTGCAAGGGGCGAGTTGATTCTCCAGAAAGAAGCGTTGGTTCACAAAATGCTACTTGAAGAAGATGCCTCTATTGGTGTTTCCCCGGGGAATGACGACGGAAAACAAATGTCTGACGTTCTGATGAACGATCAGTACGGAAAAGTTCCCGGCGCAGAAGGATAAGAATAACAAATGGATGAAACTGAGTTGTTGATTGCGGAGTCTCGACTTGGCTCCCAGACAAAAGAATTTTTGAAGTCTCCTGTTGGACGATTCATTGCAGGCCGAGCGCTCAAGGCAAAAGAAGAAGCCTTTGAAGCGTGGATAAATGTAGAACCGTGCGACGAGGATGCCATCAGGGAACTTCAATTTCGCGCTAGGTTGCCGCAGATAGTCATGTCATGGCTTGATGAGGCTATTAACCAAGCAAAACACGCAGATGAAACTCTTAGTGAGTTACAGGAGTAAGCATGGACGCTATCCAAAAGGACGTGGACTCGGAAGTTCAAGAAGAAGAAAGTCTTACCAGACAACAATCAGAAATCGAAAGAATTGCTGAGAAGGTTCACGAAGATCACGAAACAGAAGGAACCTTTTCGGAGGAAGAAGAAGTATTTGATGAACAGTTGCTTGGTGCAAGTGTTCCATTAGTCAAAAAAGGGGAGTCTTGGTACGCAACCGCTAAAGTCAACGGCGAGGCTGTTGACGTGGAGTGGGATGAAGTTCTCGCGCAGTACCAGAAAAACTCCTCCGCAGACAAAAGACTTCAAGAGGCCGCAGAGCGCCAACGAGAGTTGGAGCAGTATGAGGCCAGACTGAACGCTTATAGGTCAGACCTAGAAGCGCAAACCCGCCAGCCATCTTCGGACGCTGGCAATGAACAATCGCCATCTTCGGACGCGACTGATGCTCTTTACGAGCAATACCACGATGCCCTCTTTCAAGGCGATGAATCTAAAGCAAGTTCTTTGTTAAAAAAGATTCGCGCTAACGAATCTCAGTCTCCGCAAGTTGATGTTAATAGCATCATTGAGCGGACTAAGGCAGAGATGCGGGAAGAGGAGAAACAGGCCAGAGAACGCGGATATGAACTCCGTCGAAAGCAAGCCGTCGATATGTTCCAAACGGAATTTCCCGACATTGCTGAAGACAGTTATCGTCTTGCTGTCGCTGACCGACGTTCTGCTGAACTTTATCAAGAAAATCCTACCCGCGATCCTTGGGACATTATGCATGAGTGCGGCGAATTTGCCCGCGAGTGGATAAAACAAGATGAGGAGAAAATGGGCGGAAACCCTGTTGAAGAAGTTCGTCAAGAAAGAAAGCAGGACATGGAGGAAGTCACTCCCAAAAACGTCAGAGCCTCTATTGGCGAAGACGAGGTGGAACTGACCTACTCCGACATCATCTCGGAAATGAGACAGGGCAGGAATCAACCCGCCTGATCTCTTCTTTTAACTTTTGACCAAAGGTACATAAACAATGGCTGGACAAGTTTGGGGAACCAATACCCTCGGTGGGTATATGTACTCCCTTAATCTCTCCAAGGAATTGCGTATGTCTTTGCGTCCGATTGTTAAATTCCGTCAGTTCGCAGATGTTAAAGATGCGTCACACCAAGGTCTTAACAAGGGCGACACTTTCCACTGGAACGTGTACTCCACTGTTGCTACCGGAGGTGCGGCACTTACCGAAGGCACTGCGATTGCTGAAACGAATTTCACAATCACGCAGGGAACCATGTCCGTAACGGAATATGGGAACAGCATTCCTTTCACCTCCAAACTGGATGATTTGTCTGAGCATCCTGTGAAGGAAATCATCCACAAAGTCCTCAAGATCGACGCGGCACAGGTGCTTGACGGTTTGGTTGCAGACCAGATCGACACCACACCTTTGCGTGTTGTTCCGACTGCGGGTACGGCAACCGATGCGGTCACTCTGACCACAAACGGCACTGCCACGCTGACGAACAATGTCGCTCTTGGTAAGGATCACGTCAAAGCAATCGTAGATTTGGCTAAGGAGCGTAATATTCCTTCCTACGAAGGCGATGACTATTTCTGCCTCGCGTGGCCTACCACGTTCCGCGCTCTCAAAAACGACTTGGAGTCGATAAATCAGTACGTCGAATCCGGGTTCCAGATGATCCGCAATGGTGAAACTGGTCGTTATGAGGGAGTCCGTTTTGTCGAGCAGACCTATCGTGCCAAGGGCGGAGCCGCCGCTGGTATGGGTACTGCCGCTAGCACATGGACGAATGCCAAGTCGGACTGGGCAATTTTCTTTGGCTCCGATACGGTTGCTGAAGCGGTTGCTATCCCCGAAGAAATTCGAGGAAAAATTCCGACCGACTTCGGTCGAAGCCGTGGCATCGCTTGGTACTACTTGGGAGGCGCTGGCCTCGTTCACTCTACTGCATCTGAAGCCCGCGTAATTATGTGGGATTCGGCGGCTTAGGGGGTACGTTATGGCACAGTCAACTCAAGGAGTAGGCGTAAAGTCAGGTCTTTCGGATCAGCAGAAGATCACCTCTTCCCTAAAGGAACTGGGTCTTGCCTCCACTGGCAAGAACCAGCGCCCGATGGGAGTCGGTACTTCTAGCAAAGCCCCGCAAGGGACTACGTTAGACCCAAAGCGTTAACCGCAACGAGAGAAGGGGGGCTAATGCCCCCCTTTTTTCTTTTAGGAAAAACATGGACAAAATCAAATACAAAGTTGGCTTTGAATCGAAAGCCGAAACAAGCGATTCATCTATCTCTTGTCGCATGGGCTGGGATCAGCCGAAAGAGGCTCACCATGTCGAAGGCGATGAATGGGAATCTGGCGTGGTCTATCCGCAACCGATGAATGGCTCTGTCTATATGTCATGGACGTGGCCGACAACGGTTCGGAAGGTAATGAACAAGGCGTAAGTCATGCCTGATGCAGAACATGGCGCACCGGGAGGAGGCCAAGGCTCCGGTATGGGGTCGGGGCATGGAAGCGGAAACCAAGGTGGGGGAAACCCCGCAGATGCCAACAACCCCGGAGTCAGTACTGGGATAGAAGGCTCTAGTGGGCAACTAGATTCTCAAGGAGGATTTGGCGCAAGCACCGACCATAGTTCTTCCGCAGAAGCAGATGCTAACCGGGATGCTATGCGCGGATGGGATTCATCTCCCGGCAGAAGCCGTGGGCTAGGTTCTCCGACAGGCTCTCACCCAGATACAGACCCAACAAATAATCCCGGTATTGGCTATGGCATTCAGGACGTAGATATTGATGTCGATTACGGGTACTACGATAGCCCCATCGAAGATTACGCCGGTCAAAGTATTGCTATGCAAGACCTCAGCGTCGATGCTTGGGATAGCCCTAATACTCACTTCAGTCCGATGGAGTTTGGGCCTCAACATCAAATGTCACTCTCGACACAACAGTTAGGGCAAAACGTCACGGTTGGCTATGGGCCTCAAAGAACGGCGCAAATGGATGACATTGATGCCATGATGGAGCAACAAGAACGCGCAAGGACTATGTCTCAACTTGACGCAACGATGGATCAACAGCAACGTGCAAGAACCATGTCGCAAATTGATGCAACGATGGATCAACAGCAACGCGCAAGGACTATGTCTCAAATTGATGCCATGATGGAGCAACAAGAACGCGCAAGAACCATGGCGCAAATTGACTCCATGATGGAAGCAAAGGAGCGTCAGGCTCTGAACTCTGCGGTAACACCTGACTCAGTTCCAGTTGGGCCTACTAATGTCGAAACGGAACTTGAAGCCAATCCAAACCTGATCAGTAGATATGATCAAAAGCAGTTTTACTCCGCCCTTGATGATGAAGACGCAACCGAAGAAACAAAAGTGCTGGAGATTCAGGGGTTCCTTGATCACATCAACCGGAAAAACTATACCGATACCGGATTCTTTTCTAAGTTAGGGCTTCGGAGTCCACAACTTAGCCAAAGACAGCAGATTGGACAGATTGAGAACTTTCTAGGCAAGCATCAGTCGGCTATAGATGCGCTAAACAAATCCTACACAGATCAGGTTAATGCGAATCCGGGCCTCAGACAGGCCGCGCCGGGGTATGGGTTAATAACGGGACTAATGAGCCTAATCGGGCTTGAGCCTCAACACACTCATCCAGCAGTTCAGGATTTATACGACAAAATGGCTGAACTTGGCATGATCGAAAAAGAAACCCCTGAAATGACCGACGCACAAAAGATAGAAAAGTGTAACGCCACTCCGGGTTATCAATGGGATTCCGCGAAACACGCCTGTGTAAAGATAGAAGATGAATCAACAACTTCATCTACTGAAACGGCTTCTGTTGCATCGCCCGAGCAAGCAGGAATTGTCTGGAAGCCAGTATCCGAGTCAGATGGGAACCTTGTCATTCTGACTCCTAGTTCTTTTGATTCCGCTAGTGTGACGATTACCGATGCCGAAGGCAATGTAATTGATACTGGAAGAAGCATGGGGCGCACAAATGGAAATCGGCATACCTATAGATTTTCCATGCCCGGAGCCGGGTACGGGAGCAACGTGTATTTAAACATCGGGTCGAGGCGATACCTTATAACTGATCCAGCGGCCCGTGTGAATTGATGAAGGTTACCCACCTCCCTAAAAAAAAATGGCAAGACATAAGCAACGAAGAACTAGGGGGTAAGCGGGAAAATACCGTCTGCTTAATTAGGTACGGCGGTTTTGGTGACCTACTTCAAATAAGTTCAATCTTTCCTCTTTTACGAGCGCAGGGGAAAAAGGTTTGCGTCAACGTAACTGAAAATGGTTACGAGATTCTAAAAAACGACCCGAATGTCGATGAACTCCTGATCCAAGCCACGGATCAGGTTCCTAACGAGGAACTTGGGCCTTACTGGAAACGACTTCGTAGGATTTTCCCTAGCGTCATAAATCTTAGTTGCATTATCGAGCGGGGGTTATTGCTTTTGCCGAATCACCCTTTGTACAACGGTGACAAAGAAGAGCGGCACAAGAAATTAAACAAGAACTACTCTGAAGCACTTCACAGCAAGGCGAAAGTTCCGCACATATTTAAAACAAAATTTTACCCAAGTTCTACAGAAAGAAAATGGGTTGCGGAACAACGACGCAATATGCGTCTTGGCGCGGGGCATTACGTCATCGTCGTGGCTCTGTCGGGATCGTCAATTCACAAAGCCTATCCGTACACGGATTCGGTTATCGCGCACTACTTGGTGAATGAGCCAATGGCGAGATTCGTTTTGGTAGGTGAAGAACTATGCAAGATACTTGAGATAGGTTGGGAAAAAGAGCCAAGAGTGTTTTGCAGAAGCGGAAATTGGTCAATCAGACAGTCCCTCGCCTTTGCTCAAACTGCCGATTTAGTGGTTGGCCCGGAAACGGGGGTCTTGAATGCGGTGAGTTCAGAAGACGTAGCGAAAGTGGTCATGTTGAGCCACTCATCGGAAGAGAACCTAACAAAACACTGGGTTAACACGACTGCTGTTGCGTCAGATGTAGATTGCTATCCCTGTCACAAGATGCATTACGGATTTTCATCGTGCAACCGACACGAAGAGACAGGCGGCTCAATATGTACCGCACTGTTAGACCCACGCAAAGTAGTCGATGCTATCGACTATCACTGGAATTTAAAGAATGACATTTCTAGAACTCTGTCAAACAGTTAGACAGGAAGTCGGAGTATCCGGTACTGGGCCATCTACCGTAGTAGGTCAGGAAGGCCAGTTAAAGGTTATTGTGGATTTCGTTGCGGAAGCGGATTTCCAAATCCAAACGCTATGGCACGACTGGGATTATCTGTGGTCTCAATATTCTTCCACCTTGTCCGCAGGAACCCGAGCGCCCGCCACTGCGAAGCCAACGGATTTTGGAAACTGGGATATGCGGTCGTTCTTTTTGGATTACACGACTGATGACGCCGTAAATCTTACCCCCTTGCCATATGTAGATTGGCGCGATGATTTGCGTCAGGGAACCGCAACAAACACGACCCCTAACTACATTGTGATCAAGCCAGACAACAACCTCATTGTTGATCCGCCACCAGACAAAACCTACACAATTACCGCGGATTATTGGCGCACTCCGACTCGTATGTCAGCAAACACGGATGAGTCGGCAATCCCGTCGCAGTACCACAGAATTATTGTGGCTAGAGCGAAAACGATGTGGGCGGAGCGCGAAGAAGCGCCAGAGATTCTGATTTCCTCATCTGCTGAGTATCAAGACCTTCTTGAAAAACTGGAATCGCAATCGTTGCCGGGACAGCGTGAACGTCGTTTTGGGAACGTGGATGTAAGCCAAGTTATTCAGGCAGTTTAATGTCCAATATCTATAACGACATTATTCAAAGGAGTGGTTTTCCTGCATCGTCAATGCGGATCAAGTACTTCCCTTTTATGGGGGGAGAGATACTCACTGATCCGGCCCTGTCACAGCCTCCCGGTAGCCTTCTTTATGGAAAGAACTACGAGGTGTATCCAGAAGGCGGTTACAGGCGCATTGATGGGTTTGAACGATTTGACGGAAGAACGAAACCATCGGAAAGCCTTTACTGGATTCTTGAGTTTGAAACCGGATCAACGGCTTCAGTAGATACCGATGTTATTACTGGCGCGACATCTGGGGCCACAGCAGAACTTATCGCAGATGCGGTAGTCGAAAGCGGCTCATACGCGGGTGGAGATGCTGTTGGCTACATGGCCGTTGCCTTGCTGACAGGTACTTTTACCGTAGGCGAAAACATCCAAGTCAGCGCATCCACCGTGGCAGTCGTTAAAACGGCTGAAAACGCTCTGGGCGCAACTACGGACGCTCTTGATTCAACTTATTCTCAAGCCTCTATAGAGAGGGCGCGATCCAAGATTGGAACGGTTCCCGGCTCTGGCCCGATGAGGGGGGTTTGGGTCTATAACGGCTCGACATATGCGTTCCGTGACAACGCGGGGGCAACTGAGTGCAAGATGTACAAGTCGTCCACATCAGGATGGACGGCTGTCGATCTGGGTCAATACATCAAGTTCAACAATGGCGTTACTTCTGTCACTGAGGGAGACACTATTACCGGAACTATCTCTGGGGCGACAGGCGTAGTCAGGCGGGAAGCAGTAAGAACGGGAGCATTTGGAACTTCAAATGCCGAGGGGGTTTATGTCCTTACGGGAGTAACTGGAACTTTTCAGTCTGGTGACGCCCTTCAAGTCTCTGGGTCACCACGGTCTGATGCTACATCCACCTTGCAAACAGTTTCCCTTGTTCCCGGTGGTCGGTACGAATTCGTCAACTACAACTTCGGCGGTTCCACCACAACCAACCGGATGTACTGGGTTGATGGATTCAACACGGCGTTTGAATGGGATGGAACCTACGCAGTGCCATTGTTCACTGGTATGTCCGTCGATACACCGCGACATCTTGCGGCGCATAAGAAACACCTTTTCCTAGCATTCCAGAAAGGCTCGTTACAACACTCATCGATTGGTGATCCTTATGGGTGGAGCGTAGTAACCGGGGCATCTGAGATTGGGACTGGCGGGGAAATAACGGGGCTACAGGTTCAGCCCGGAGATGCAATGGCGGTATTTAACCGCAACCGCATCTACGTTCTTTATGGAACAAGTTCTGCTGACTGGAATCTAAAAACATTTTCCAACGATTCTGGGGCAGGGGAGTACACGATCCAGAACCTAACGGAAACCATGTTTCTGGATGATCGAGGCGTGACCACGCTTTCAGCGGTAAATGCCTACGGCGACTTTGCAATGAACTCCATCAGCAAAAAGATTCGCCCGATCATTTCCGACAAGAAAGGTCTATCAATATCGTCAGTCCGGGTTAGGGCGAAAGGCCAATACCGATTGTTTTTTAATGATGGCACTGGAATATATGCCACGTTCTCTGGAAACAAGATCGCAGGATTTATTCGTGTCGATCTTGGCAAAGTGGTCTACACGGTTTGCTCCTCTGAAGACTCAGTAGGAGATGAAATCCTTTTCTTTGGGTCTGATGACGGATACGTCTACCAAATGGACAAAGGCACATCCTTTGATGGCTCTACTGTCGAGGCGATGTTGCGGTTTTCCTACTATCACTACGACTCCCCAACCAGAGACAAACGATTCAGAAAGATTCAGTTTGAGTTATCTGGCGATTCAAGCATTTCACTTCAGTTCCAACCTGACTATTCCTACTCAGACCCCGATGTTCCTGCGGCAAGAAGCAGGAATCTAAGTATCGATGGAAGTGGTGGCTATTGGAACATCGACAACTGGGATGACTTCAACTGGACAGGACAAATCATTTCCACTTCAGAAGAAAACTTAGATGGAATCGGAACCAACATGGGGATGCTGATCTTGTCTGAAGCAACATATGAACAGCCTCACATCCTGCAAGGTGTGACGGTGCATTACAGTCCACGGAGGAT